ACTCAAAGGTACGTCGTAATGGTGCCCATACATTCACTGAAAATGAATTCGAAGGATTGTTTAATACTTTGTTGTTAATACCAGTTACAAATATATGACGTAATGGATCTGCAACAAACAAGCAATCTTTACGAGCTATTTCTGCGAAATTTGTAAATGTATTGTAAATTGTTGTGTACAAACCACGTAAATCTTGATTTGCACCAGGATTGTATACAAATGTACTTGTTAAAGCATTAAGTGCTGTAGAGTAATTTGAACTAATTTGTGTATCATCATAATATGCTGTTGAGTTTGCGCAAGCTGCGGTATAGATTGTACCCAAACCTGCTTCACAAATTAAGTCAATATTAAAAATTTCATCATCATCAATTTTTGATAAAATGCGTTCAATTTTACTTGGAATGTTACCAATTGTTTTACCAGTTGTTGTTGAGTTTGTATAAGCACCTAATGGATATAATGAATCAGCATACCCTAATCCAACTGCAGCTGAAAGAAAAGTTGTTTGATTAACACCAATACTTGCTGTAACCGCAGCATAATTTGTGTAATTCGCTGCACTTGTAGTTGAAGTGGATGTTGTTGCAGTTGATAACGTGCCTGTTAATAAATTTTGAATTGTATGTGTTACAAATCGAACTTTCTTAGATGGTGTAGCTGTCTGTGCATTAATCCATGAAGATCCAAGTCTATTTGAAATGTAATCATTAACTAATACTGTAATATTTCGAGAATTACCTGTTTTGTTACCGATAAAGTACGGAACAGGTAACCCACCATTTACATTTTGTAATTGACGGTGATAATCAAATGATGCATTATAAGATTCATCAACAATATAATCAAGTACAGTTGTATCTGGAGCGTATGGAGATTTAAATAACTTGAACACGCCAAGGGATACAGTGTCATCATATGCAACATTAAATGTATCAAATGATGGTGTATTCTCTAATCCAGCAGCAAGGCTTTGAGATGAATATGTACCAGTTGCGTCAGATTGTGAACTGACTGCAAAATTTAACACACTTTTTGGTATAGATAAAAAGTCAGTAGTGCCAGTTGCTGGTGCGGTTACTTGAGTTGTTTGTACATTTACAATGCTATCAAAATTTGTTGTTGGTAACAAGTTGGTGTTATCAATAATACCAACATAATAACCTTCAAATTGATCATTAATAGTTGCTTGAGATTTATTCAACACAACTAAACCGGCACTTGCAAATGATGCGATAGATGAAATTCCAGTAGCAGCACCGGAGAGACCTGAAATTGTAACTGTACCGGACTCAGGTACTGTTGTGTTGCTCCATGTAATACCACCTTGTACAATATTATAATATTCAGATTGTGTCAATTCAAACAATTTCGGTGCACCAAAAAAGTAAATACTGTCTGCTGAAGCATTTAATGTTTGTGTATATTGATTAGAACTTGGCGAGAAAGCTACTGTAGGATATACTAATGCACTATATTTACTACCAAATCCATCACCTAAACCACTACCATATGGTAAACGATTAACGAGTAAATTACCATTACTACCATTTAAAATTTGTTTGGCTGTGTAATACAAATAACGTTCTGCAGCATTAGTTGGTGTACCATAAATTTGTTCAAATTCAGGAACACTAGTAATTTGAATAACAGCGTCTGTTGGACCTTTGGATGCAAAACCAGTAACAAAAATATCTGTACCACGAGGGATACTCGGTGAAAGTGATAAATCTTTTTCTGTAATTTGTACGCCGGGGCTTTGAATAATTCTGCTCATATTTTATATTTATAAAATTTCAACCAAAAATATTTGAAATGTACAAATTTAATCAAAAATTATATCAATGTTACATTAACTTCATGAAATGCAAACTCAAATGTTGATTCAATTTCGGTAGAATTTCTGTAATTGTAATTAATTTCACCCAAAGTAACAGGAAATGATTTGGTATAATCCCATCGAATTACATTTTTATTGAATTCATCTTTACCGTATACTGTAAACGTTGTCGCGTAATCATCAATTCCAAATTTTTTATCTAAAACATTTTTTGAATCTACAATACCAGATACACCCTCTTTTTGATCCCTCAATAAATTCAACCATGAAAATAAAACCCAATAATTATTAAAATAGTTATCAATTGTAAAATTTATTGTAATTGGTGCATATGCAGGTCGGGAATGAGATGATAATTGTACAGATGATCCCATGTAACGTGCTTCAATTGGTGGTACTTGAATTCTAGGCACAATTGTACCGTAAACAGAAAATTGTAACGTATCTAAATTAATATTAATATTATTTCTAACACCTCGTTTATTAATTTCTCGAATAGGTGTGGGTAAATTAATAACAAGTACAAACTTATCTACCCTACTTTTATTTAACATTGATTGTTGATATACAGGATCACTCATATATTATTTTAATCTAGTTCTTATTAAATTGTATGCATTTATTGCAGTTTGTTTGTTTACTTTTTTTGACATACCATTAATAAATGAACCTAAATTACTATTGATTGCAAATTCTCGTAGTTTTGAAGCACTCATACCTTCTGTACCTTCAGAATCTGGATCTCTAAACCCAGCTGATTCAACTTGATAATTTTCAAATTGAAATGGTATATTTCCACTTTTATCAGGTTTACCATTCAAACGATTTACTAAATTTTTGTAATCATCAATACGGTCATCACCAGCTAATTGAATAATATTTGTGTATCCACGATTTTGTAATTCTTGTAAAATATGAATTAATGTATCCCCGTTACCGTTGATGATCAATCTTGGCTCATCAGCAATCATTTCCTTTATAATTTTTACTTTTTCATTATATTCTAATGGATCCTTTTTATTATTAACTGTGTGGGATGGAACAATAACCCCAGTCGTGTTAAATTTATCACTTAATTCAGCTAATTTGTTGAATAATTTAGCATGTCCAATAGTCGGTGGGTTGAATCTACCATATGTAAATACAGCGGTTTTTTGATTGTTTACAAATGTTTTAAAGTTTTGCATCAGACATTTCTCCTATACTTTTAATTGCAAATTTCGATACAAAATTTAAATCAATTAAAGATTCTTTGGTATTTTTTATTTGTAACATATCTGGTAATATATCACCTGCAACATTTCTTAATTCAATTTTATACAACGCGCCGTTTTCAGTTGTTAAATTTATTGTTAATTGTTTTGTTGATTTATCAATTGATGAAAAATATGGGTATTTAACAGATACAGAAGTAATCTTACCACCTACCAACCGTTCAACATTTACAGTTTCATTTAAATCCATTAATGTAACATCATTCAAGTTATTATATTTCAACAACCAATAACCATATCCATATGCAGATGCCAAGTATTTTATCATTACATCAGATTCATTTGTTGTTGGTATAAATGTTTCAGTGTGTTCATTAATTGAAACTGTGCGATTTTTGTAATTTGTTAATTCTGTTGCAAATTTATCATAATCAACACGTAAACACTCTAAAAGTGATTTAAATTTGAATGATTTTGATGTGTGTTTGATTTCATTTTTTTCTTCAACAAACATACCACTTATTCCACTATTTGATAATGTATTTTTTGAAGTTTTCAATGAAATATAAACATCTTCACCAGATTTAAGTTGAATTGTAATATCGCTGATTTTTTTACCTACATTATTTAATTCGGATGATATTTCTCGTCTACTAGCTTTACCCTTTTCATATTGTATACCATCAATATTTTCAAATGATTCTATATCTGGTATATGTTGAATCATATTATCTAATAAACCACCTAGTATTAACTCTTTATTGTCAATTTGTTGTTTTAATGATTGATGTACAGCTATTTCAAATTGTATACCTACATTTTGAGGTTTGGTATTTGTAATAATAATTGGTACACTAATACCGTCTTTTGTAAATACATATGTAACATATTTTTTACTTTTAGATTCATTAAATTTACCACCTTTTAATGTATACCTATCAAGTGGTGGTACCGGAGTAAATTCTGCTTGTATTGCAACTGCTATATTTTTTAATATTATGTCTACTTGCAATGGTTCATCTTTAACTTCATCAGAACCCATGATTCTGAAACCTTTTTTCATAAGAACACTTCGTGTAAAGTGTTTATTTGGTGGTAACAGGTAACCATCAGAGTTGTCAACGACTTCATTGCCTAATTTGTTAATTTGGTTGGCTAATTCAACATCTTGTTTTTTATTTTCAATTATAAATTGTTGAAATGTCATATACTTGTAATATTTATATAAACACAATTATGTATCAATGAATTGTTATTATTAATTTAAACTATCCCAAATACCACCTATTGCGTTGTATGGATTTAATGTTACTTGTTTATCGAGTGCAATCTTTTGTTTCTGTTCTTTAACTTCTTTCGGTGATAACCTAACACCGTTTATATACCAACCTCCCCTATCGCCATGTCCAACTACAATTGCTGGACCATCTGTGCAATGCAATTTATCATTTTGAAAATACTCGTCATTACCTTTACCATCAGTTGTTGCTGGTAAGGATTTACCTGTTACTGGGTCTTTTTCATCTCGATGTTGCATATTATTAAAATACCATGCTTTAGCACCATCCTCATATACAACTGCTGGTAATGTTAATCCTGTTTTTGGATCTTTTTCTGTACGTTCTATTATTGCATGTTCAGGGTCTTTATGGTACCATTTAGTGCCATATTTATCAACTTCAAGATATGGTGGACCAACTTGTATTTTACCTTTAGGGTCTTTATAATACCACCATGTTCCATCTTCTTCACGGTAAGCACCTGGATGATATATCTCATATACCTGGAGTTGCTTTGATTCTTTTAAAATTGGTTTTTGTTCATCTTTATTTTTTTGTTCTTGATTTGCAAAAAATGTAGGGGTATTAACTTTAAACATGAACGGTTTATCGCCTATATTTAATTTTATTACAATACCTTCAAATTCGCCCAGTCTTCCTGCAACTGTCATTGCAGTTGCAAGTATTTTTTGATAAATCGATTCTTGGATGGGAGCAATAGCTTGTTGAATATATGATTTATATTGTTTTCTATTGGCTACATCCTCACGTTTAAGTGATTTGGAAGAAATTACTACTTGTAAATCTGGGTATTTTACGTTAATATCACTAATAATATTGTTAGCTGCTACAATATCAGCTCTTAAATTAATGTCAGGAAATATTTCAATATAAGCAGGTAAAAATTTAACTTCATCTGTAGATAATTTCACCAAACGTGTTGTGATATTAGGTAAATTTTTACCATTTAAATCTGTACATTTTATAATAACAAATGTTGACCATTTACCAAGTTTAACTGTATCATAATCGGTAGCAACAAAATAAACCATCCCGGGTTTATTTTCACGTTCAAGAGCTAATGGTGAATACAACCACTCCGCTTGAATAATTACACCATTTTTAACATTTAACAATGCGGGGTACACTAATTCTCTCAATTTATTAAAATTGCTTTTAAATGCTTCTTTTACTGGTGGGTATTTAATTGTAGATTCAAATTCTTCAGGGTCTGTTACTATACCTGAATAGCTACTTTGCATAAAGAATTTACCATCTGCTAGAAATCCAAACTTCAAAGCTATTCCATCTGCTTTTTCTGATAGTTCCGCATTTGAACTTTTAATAACACCCCGTTCTTTATTAAGAGCATCTATAAACTCAACAAACGTATTGTATTCCATTGCAAGATGCGATTTTGTTGGATGGTACAAATGTGGTATACCCACCCTATCACCTTGTTTTGCTTCTATAAAAATGTGTTGTTTAAATGTTAATGGAGACATTATATTTTGTTGTTAGTGTTTCTTGTGCACCTTGTAATAATTCACGAACTTGTTCTGGATTCAAATTTTCTTTTAATTTTGATACAATACTTGGAATATTAAAAAGATCTTTTGCTGTAGCTGTATTATCATCAAATAATATTTCAGCTATTTCATCCGGATCAGTTGAAATGACATTTGATGCTTCACGATCAACTAAACCATCACCGGATAAAAATTTCATATCACGGGCTTTTGCTAGACATGCCAGAATAATATTTCTATGCACACCTTTTAATGGTAATGTTTCATTATTTGCTAAATAAAATTTTGCAAATTCTAAATTATTTACGAATAAAAAATCTGTTTGTCCATATTGTTCGGTATCTGGAATTTGAGTTTTAAAATGTATTCCTGCTCCGGTTCTACGGACATATTCAGATGCATCAAGATCATTCTCTTTACAATAATTCAAAAGACTATTATAAATTGTATCCCTTTGAGATTTCAAGGCACCAATATCAATATCACCACTAATTTCTTTTTTGCCAGTGGATCCTAATAGATTATTTGACAAATCTATGTTTAAAATTTTACTTAAATTGTCAACCATTTTCAAAACATCTGTTTTTTTGATATTTGTAGTAGCACTGGTTCCGTCTGCATTTTTAAATACATTACCACCTTCCAATAAAATAAATTGTTTGAATGTTACCATAATTATTTTATATTTAATACCCTGACTGTAAAAAAGTCCAACCATCGTCTTTTAAATCATCAGCATCTTTGTTACTTTCAGAGTTGCCAAGTAAAAATGGCAGTGCATGCCCTTGTGTTAAACTGTTTTGTTGATTTGAATATATTGAAGTTGGGTTGATAAAATACTTTAAACCGTAATCTAATTGTTTGATCCGTAACGGTTTATTATTATCATCTCTTTGAATTACTTCAAAATATTTTTCTACCATTGGTTCAGACAAAATAAACAATGCCCAAATTAACGACATTACTCGGTCATCATGTTTACCAGATTCTGCTGACCAACTTCCATTAGCATTACGATTAAATGTTTTTAATTCATTTAGTGTACGTACATCTTTAATAATAACAGACTTTACCGTGTTTATCCAATATCTTTCATTTATAATTGCTTGATATTTTACATTTATATGTGAAATAATACCTAATCTAACTTTGTCTCTTATAATAATAGATGCACCGTAACTTACAATATTTTCATAATTGTAATCTTTTCTTAAATTGTCGACCACACCAGCTCCGCAATTATTACGTTCAATAAGTGCTAATGGTTTGCCCCAGTTTAATAAAATTTCATGCAATTTTGGTGTAAATTCAATTGGTGTAATTGAATTTGAATGATAACAAGCAACTTGTTTAATTTCACGTAAATCTGTTATGTCTAAAATTTGTATACATGATGCATCTTGATTTATGCCTTCGGAAATATCAACACCCGCAACATATAAATGATCGGCTTGTGGAACTTCCCATATACTGTAATGA